TCTTGTATTACAAGGGAATATTCGCTTCAGCAACCGACATCATATCACTACTTTACACAGGTTGCAAATTCCATAAGGTAACAGTCGAATGCAGCATAGAAGACATTGTCAAGGCTACAGCAGAGCTTATTGGACAAGACTTGACGGTTGGAACAGCAAAGATAACAGGCGCCACATACGCAGACTATTCGGGAGCAGTGCCATTCTACGAAAGCTACGTCAAAAAAGGCACAACAACCCTCGACCGTGTAACAGACTGGAAATTCACCATAGAAAACAACCTCAAACAAGTGCCAGTCATCCGCACAACAAGCGGCTACCTGCTAAAATATCTGCCATACAGACACCGCAACCTAACAGGCGAAATAACCTTCGAGTTTGAAAGCAAAGAAGAGTTTGACGATGTCATTAACGACTCATCTTTTGACTTGGAGTTTGGTCTCGGCGGCTCAAACAAAGCTGTCTTCTCTGGCTGTAAATGGGAAAACGTGTCTGCACCAGCACGCATTGAGGATTTGGTTGCATGTAAAGCTGGCTTCGTGGCTAAAGGTCCAGTAAACATAAGCTGAGATGGTGAAAATGAGCGTTGAAGTTAGTGTTTTGGAAAATTTCGGTCGAGAAGCTGAACTGCGCAAGAAGTGGCTTCAGATGTGGGAAAAGCTTGGAGTTCGCATTCTCAAACTGCCAAAATGGATGCAGGAAATCGTGCTTGAAGACGTGAACACAGCCATACGAAACCGTTTAGCCATCATGGAGATGATTCAAAATGCGAAAAGAAACCATTGAGCTTGACGAAAGATTCGGCAGAGAATACGCTGGAAAATACGTCTTTCAAGAGATAACGTGGGCTAAACGTAGCAGAATAATCCAAAAATACACACACTACAGCCAACAAACAGGACAAGTCATAACAAGCGACTACGTGGCTATTCAAGCAGAAACAATAATAGCTTCGCTTAAAGAACAGCCACCAAACAAGCCCATAACGTTGGAGAAGCTGTTAAGCGAAGAAGATGGCGTTCCCATCGAGCTTGGCGAATTGTTCAGTCAAATAGTGAATATGCTTAATGCCGTAGGTCTCGAGGAAACTGCTTTTTTATCAGAGCAATCCGAAAACAAAAGCCAAGCCAAACGCTCACAGAGTTTAGGCTCTGCAAAGAGTTCGGGTGGACACCAAGGCAACTCGCTAAGCAGCCAGCAAAAACAATCCAGCAATTCATCGTCATCCTTAACGAGTTAGACCGTCAAGCTGAGGAGGAAAAGCAGAAGACGGAACGTGAAGCGAAATGGCGGTCGAAATAACATGCGATGTTGAAGGCGTTGAAGAGTTCAAGGCTGCCATGCAACAGTTCGACAGTGGAATGCAGCGTCATGTGCATAGGATTTTGGCAAGCTGGGCAGCAGACGTAAAAGCCTTAGCCAAACAACTCGCACCAGTAAGAACAGGACACTTGAGAAGCTCAATTTACGCAAAGATAAGCGAATGGGTTGCCGAAATAGGCGCAGAAGCAACCTATGCACTATTTGTTGAGCTTGGCACACGCTACATGCAAGCGCAGCCTTACCTTTACCCAGCAATTCAAGAACATCTTCCGCAACTCGAAGCCATCATTTGCGAGGCTATTGACCAAGCCAAAACGGAGGCGGGCTTAGAATGAGCTTCAGAGAAATCGCAGTCACCATAAGAGCAGTCAACCGCGCAAGCCACGAATTTACAAGAATACAAACTGACGCTGAAGCCTTAAGCGTGCGTATAAAAAGCCTCGGTGCAGCCATTGCTGGTTTAGGGGCTACTGGAACAGCCATTGGGCATATAGCTCATCAATTCGGCTTACTGAATGACCAGCAGGCTCGGGTTTTCAACAGTGCCATGATGGTTGTCACCGTTTTGGGCATGTTCATGAGGACAAGCTGGGGCGTGGCTGTAGCTCAGAAGGTTTATGTTGCAGCTTGCTGGATTGCTACGGCAGCTCAAAACGCCTTGAACATTTCTTACGCCACATGGCTCGCCCTAACTGGCGTCGGAATAGCTGTTATTGTTGCAGCTGCAGCCGCCATGTGGTATTTTGCAAGTCAAATGAACTCTGCAACCGCTTCTGTGCAAAGCTTCAATGAGGCTGTGGCTGAAATGCCGGAAAGAGGTCGCAGTGTCCGCCGTGCTGGAGAAGAGGAGCTGTATAGGCGTGGTGTCGAATAAATGAGCGTTGAAATTCCCAAAGTCACCATCGCCATTGGTCCTTACGGGATTCCGCAAGGCGACATCATTGATTTAAAGGTGCATTTAGGCTGCACAAACGAGGTCAGCAGCTTTGAAGTGCTCTTGCAAAACTGGGATAAAAAGTATAGCCCAAACGGGTCTTATCCGATTAACGTTGGCATGGACGGAAACATAAGCATAGGCAGAGGCACAAATATTCCACAAATAATCACTTGCCGCGTTGAAGCTGTCAAATATGAATCCACGCCGACAGAAAACTATCTACGTGTTTCTGGACGATGTTGGGGCGAACGCCTATTCCGTCGTGTTGTAACCAAAACCTACGAGAACAAGAAGGGCGAAGAAATCGTCAAAGACCTGTTAGATTATTATGTTGGTTTAAGCCATATCAGAGATTCCACAGAGCTTGTTGAAAACACTTATACAACCTACACACGGCTCGAATATCAAGACACGCCAGTTTTCGACATCCTCAAATACATAGCAAGCTCAGCAGACAAGCAAGGCGTGATAGGCTTTGACTTCCGCATAGCACCAGACGCAAAATTCGAGTTCTTCCCAAGAAACAGCAAAACATCACCCGTAAGCCTTAGCGAGAAAATTGAGGTTAGCGAATACCGCAAAGACATCCATAGCATCCGCAACAAAATCACGGTCTATGGAACACAAGACAAACCCTTCCCAGTGGATGTTGACGGCAGACCCTGGAGCGACACGCTTACCGAGGATTTAACCGTTAGCGAAGGCACTGGCTGGGGCGGTTCAAACGAGCTGATACATGCGGTTTATGGCAAATGGAGCGTCATGACGGGCAGCACAAACCTCGCTTTGGACACAGCCATTAAGTATGCTGGGGCTAAAAGCGTCAAAGTCATCGAATCAGCTTACATGTATTACACAAGAGTCGACTGGATATTCAACCAAGACTATTTGATAAACCTCAACGAGTTTCCAAAAATCAGCTTCGCCCTCCGAGTTGACGACAAACACTCCAAACTGTGCTGGATAAACCTCATAGATTATTGGAACAACAGCGCATCCAAAAGCTTCAACCTTTCGGAAATCGACAAGTGGGAAAAAGTCATAATCAACGCAGGAAACAAAAACGCAGACCAATGGGACTGGGTTGACACCTTATTCAACTGGGCATTCGTCAAGGAAATAGGCATAGCAGTGGACCAAAACTACGCAAGCGCAGGCTACTGGTGGATAGACCAGTTCCATTTCGGATACGGCAAATGGAAAAGCACCCAAGAAGACACAGCCAGCCAGCAAACCTATGGCTTACGCGAACTTGTCGAAGTCGATGAGGAACTTTACAGCGACAACGCCTGCATGCTAAGAGCCAAAGCCCTCTTAAACCAGCTCAAAAACCCAGCAGAATACCTCACAGTAAGAAGCACAGTCATCGACTATGGCAATACGCCTCTTCTGCCAGGCGACAAAATCCACGTAACAATACCAAACGAAAACATTGACACAGACTTTCGCATTTTAAGCGTGGAATACCATGTAGACGCAAAAACGCAGACACTTGAAACCACATTAGAGCTGGGACGCGAACCTCCACTCTTGGCTGATTACCTATACGCTTTACGTAGCAAAACCGACCACCTAAGCAGACACAAAATCGCAAGATGACCAGCATGAGCGCCAAAAACAAGCTAAAGAAACTGAGGGACAAGCTTCAGAAACGAAAAGCCACAGGCGTGACAAGATGAGAAAACGAGAGCTTTTCCACATACGCCAATACGCCCGCAAATTTGACCGAGAAACAGGCAAATTCATAATCAACATAAGCTACGAAACCGCAGCACCAGGGCCAACAGAAAGAGTCATAGGAGTTGCTGAAGGCTTCGGGCTCGGACTTGACCAATGGCAAAAATTCGTAATCTACGACAATGTAGAGCTAAAAGTAGGCCCAAAAGACATTGTCTATATCACTGGCGATTCAGGAAGCGGAAAATCCGTTCTCCTGAAGACTTTAGAAAAAGACATACGACAAGACATAGAATTAACTAGCATCAACATCGCAGAAATAAAGCCAGAACCAAACAAACCACTAATCGAAACAGTAGGCAAAACCCTCGAAGAAGCCTTAGAGCTTCTCAGCAGAGTAGGCTTAAACGATGCTTTTCTGTTTCTGCGCAGTTATGAGCAGCTGAGTGATGGACAGAAATATCGTTATAAAATTGCTAAGATGATTGAAAGCGGTGCGCAGTTCTGGATTATGGACGAGTTTGCAGCCACACTTGACCGTGACACTGCCAAAATCGTGGCTTACAACCTTCAGAAACTTGCAAGGCAACAAGGCAAGGCAGTTTTGGCAGCAACAACCCACACAGACTTATTCGAGGACTTAAATCCTTCAGTTTATATCTATAAAAAATTCGGCAAAGAAATAGATATCCGCTATTATCCTAATAAACCAGCTAAAGAATGCAGTCTCACAAAGGAAATGCAGATCACAGAAGGCACAACAGAAGACTGGCGAAAACTCGCAGGCTTTCACTATCGTAGCCATAAGATAGCTGCACCCCGCAAAATCTTCTGCCTAAAACGAGAGGAAGAGCTGTGCGGTGTAATAGTCTACAACTATCCGCCACCAACATGCTTCGGACGAAGACTTGTCTTACCCAAAATGCCAATAAAAGAGCTGAACCGAAAACTGAGCATAATCACCAGAGTAGTCGTGCAACCAAAATACCGCACAATAGGCTTAGGCACAAAACTTGTCAGAGAAACATTGCCGTTGGCTGGAACCAAATACGTTGAAATGCCCGCAGTCATGGCAAAATATAATCCCTTCGCAGAAAAAGCAGGAATGCAGAAAATCGCCCAACAACCACCGCCAAGAGAAGCCGTAAAAATCGCAGAAATTCTTCGCCAACTCGGATTCAACACTCAACTGCTTAGCAGTGAAAAATACGTATTGAGCAAGCTTCAAACTCTAAGCGACGAAGGAGTAGTTAAAGTTAGAGAAGCATTCATAAGAAACAGCCACGCCCGATTCATGAAATACTTCTTTCCTCATCAGCTGTTTGGGAAAAGGGAAGCCTACACAAAGGAAATAAGAAAAGCCAATCTTGAAAGGCTTGCACACTTAATAAAAGTTTGCGGATTTTTAATGCAAACCAAAGGATATCTTTTCTGGAAGAAGAAACCGTAGAAGCCTAAAAATATAAATGAGAATGTTCTGTTAATTGTTTGTCAAAGAAGGAGGGCACAATCATCATGAAGCGCATGAGGAAATCAGCTTTGCGAGAAAAGGAGTATTTTGAAATGGTTGAGCTGAAAGTTAACCTTTCGCACTATCCAAAGGCTGGCTTCATATCAGGAACATCAGTTATGGTGCCTGAGGAACATGCGAGGGAAGTTTATGCGACCAATGTTGTAGACGAGAAATATTGGTACTGGGACGAGATAGGGGCTGCAAACTACATAAAGATGACAGAGGAGGAAGGTTATGACGTTTTTAAACGTACGCGGGATCTTCTTGCAGATGCGCTGTCCGATATAATGAAAATAGTATTCGATTTCTTTAAGAAAAAACATCACACGTACTATGGTAAGCCTCCAGTTCAAGTAGTCGTTTTGGGTGTAGGGTCAGCGCAAAAAGAGAACATGATACTAGTCCGTATGATTGAGGAGTACAGAAGCGGAACCCGCAAAGTCCGCAAATTCGGACCAATCATATATACCCCTGTTGATATTTCATTTCCTTTATTAACGAACAGTCTAAGGATGGTGTTCGCAGATAAGGAGCTGCGAAACTGCCTGTTTAACCAAAGCCTGATTCTAAAACCTGTACTCACTGATTTCCTCAAAGGGCTTCCGGGATGTCTCGAAAAAAGTGTGGGTAAGCTAATTGTTGCTCAAGGCATTGTCTGGAATGCGCCTGTTCCCAAAATCTTGGACGCACTTAGAGATTTGATGACTCCAGATTCACTGCTTCTTATGGATGTGGAATTTGTCGGTGGTCGTACCGATGAACGAATCAAAAGAAACTACTACGGGAAAGCAGCGCAAGACTTCTTTTACCACCCACTGGAGCTACTCAACAAAGCTTCCCAGACAAAAGAAGATGCACGCTTTGAGGTCAACGGGAAACATATTCCTTACAGCAAAGTATTTGACGGCTACACATTAGACAATGGAAAAGTTATACCTGATATTGTACGACGCGACACCTTGGATGAATTTCTAATTAAAAATGATGTTTGTGAAGAAGCTAAGAGTAAAATTCGGCTGAGTCCAGATCCAAAGTCCAAAACGGTTGTCATACTCTACAGGCCAAACATTCTAAAAGAGAGTTTAAGGACGATAGTACTGGGTTATTCAACCAGGTTTGATCGTGAAGAATTCGAAAACCTTCTGATACAAAAAGGATTCGGAATATGCGGAAGATGGCTGGACGACTCAGCAGTTTTCGGCCAATACCTGTTGAGTCTCAATTCTGAAAGCAGATATTTCAAGTTCGCCTCTATTTCGCAAGCCCAACCTCCATTGACCACTTCAAAGTCTGACAAGTGGGTAGGTTCGGATAAAGAAGCGGAACAGTGGGGGATAATCGGTAAGTCAGATGACAGTTTCGTTAAATTCGACTTGAACAAGGCCCATACGGTGTTTGTCTGTGGCGACCCTGGTTCAGGAAAAGGGTATACAATTGGTGTGCTCTCCGAAATGTTGGTCGGTCAGTCAATTCCAAAAATATCAAAAGTATCAGAAAAAGAGAGGGCAACCATAATTGTGCTCCACAAATCTACAAGGCGCGAAGACAGATCTGACTTCTGGAGTATAACAGAGGAAAACGACAATCCTGAAGAGTGCCTAAAATTGGAAAAAGAGTATGGAGTAAAACCATGTAGCCTGGTCTCAAAAAACAATATTCGGATATTTGTAAACCCAGCCATAAAAAGTGAAAAACGTCTCAGGGAGTTTAAAGAAGAATATAAAACTAATGATGTTTTCCCATTTAATGTGGACCCATCGACTATTACGACTGACGACTGGAAGAATGTTCTTGGAGTTGGGCCACTTGGCGTCTTAGCTCCTAAAACTGCAAAAGATGTATATTATGAGATAAAGAAAGTCAAGGATGAGACAGGAACAGTCGATATAGATGCCGTTATAAGAAAAGTTCAAGATTCACTACTTAAAAAAGATCAACGAGAGGCAGCAATAAGAACTCTGGAGATCCTAAAACCATATTTAGCTGATGGAAAACAACACTTTGTTTCTAAACTGAAATTAGGTGGAGTGAATATATTTGACTTCAGAGAAAAGGGAGAACTTACACTCCTGCCGCAAGACATGCTTTTAATCGTAGCTTTGATATTGAGCGTCATCCAAACAACCAAGGAATTAAAAGATAAACCCATTGTCCTAGTCATGAACGAGGCACATGAATACTTCAAAAGGGAAATGCCAAAGGAATTCATAGAGGTTATCGAAAGTCTCCTCCGGTGGTATAGGCATGGATTCAATTGGCTCATACTGGACACACAATTCGCTAAGGATGTCCATCCAAGCGTGGTAAAACTTGCAGATGTAAAAATAGTGCACTCTTCGAAATCGGTGGAAAACAAAGATTTAAAAAATGCTTTAGGGAAAATTGCAGATAAACCAATCTTGCCCAAAAAGAAAGGTGTGGCTTACATCGTAGCTGATGAGTCAACAGAAAAAGAACCTATTTTAGTCAATATTAGGCCACGACTGACAAAACATGGTGGATTTTCCAAGACCTTTATTGAAAGGCTTAAGAGTCAAAAGACATAATCACGTATGCTCCTATGGAAAATGCCCAAGCGCGCGCCTGCACCGAAGAAGTGAGAAAAGCCAAAAACCCAAGAGCCTAAACTCTGTGGAAGGTTGCTCATATTTCGCCCGAACCGACAGAATCGGCATCTATACCAAAGCCTCAGCGAAAACCAGGTAAGTTTTGGCCTCAAGTAAGAACCCTAATCTGAGAAAAAGCCCAAGAACTTTACCAAATGAAACAAGCCAAAACTTTGAAAGGCTACTTTAAAGGCATAACAGCCACCAAAAAAGAGTTAAAAGAAGGCGGTTACTTCCACACAGCCAAATTAATAGTATTACGCAATTTATGGCTCCAGAAAAAGGACCTACCAACCCTCGAAGAAGAAACCGCACACAGTTAGATTCAACGGAGAACAGCACAAAAGAAAAAAGGGAGTTTGCGGGTGATATCTCCATGCTGTGGGGAGTGCAAATCCCACCCCCCGCACTGTATTTGAACCCACTTCACCCACATTAGCAAAATATATGAATTATCTCTTATCTAAGAGAACACTTAAACCGTCAACTGTAAAACGTAAAGTGAAATTGATTAAGAGTTTATTAAAGCATAATGTTGAACTATCTAATCCTAATAATGTACTAAGTTTTCTAAATAGTTGTAATTGGGCTAGTGGTACAAAAGACATTCTTATTGATTCTTACAGAGACTATTTAGACATGATGGGTTTAACCAATATAAAATTACCTCATATTCGTAGAGAATATAAATTACCTTTTATTCCTTTGGAACATGAAATAGATGCTTTAATCTTTAATGCTAGAATTAAAATGTCATGTTTTCTAAGGATACTTAAGGATACTGGATGTAGACCTATTGAAGCATGGTGTATTAAATGGACTGATATAGATTTAATTAATAGAACTGTAACAATAACTCCAGCTAAATATAGTAGACCTAGAAAACTTAGAATTAGTGAACAAACAATTAATTTACTTACTGTTTTACCTAAGAATAACACTTATGTTTTTAGTCCTTCTGGAAATAAAGAAAGATTCTCTGATGAACTGCAACATTTCAGTATTAACTTTATGAAGTTACGAGAAAGAGTGTCTAGAAAGTTGAATAATCCTAGAATTAAAATGATTAGTTTAAGAACTTTTAGACACTGGAAAGGTACCGTTGAGTATATTAGAACAAAAGATATTGTACATGTTAAAGAGTTACTGGGACATGTGAACATTAATAACACTTTAACTTATGTTCATTTAGCTAATGCTGTTTCTGGTATTGATGAAGAATATATTTGTAAAGTTGCTAGGAATGTTAATGAAGCTAAAGCATTAATAGAATCTGGATTTGATTATGTGACTGAAATAAATGGAGTACTATTGTTTAGAAAAAGAAAATAATGTATTTAAATACCGTAATTACTATATATTATATGGGAATATTAATGGTTGAACCTAAACGTAAACCTCTAGTAATTAGACATTTAAGAGTAGATTTAGAAGTTTGGAATGCTTGTAAAAAGAAATATCCACGTAAACTTGATAGTATGATTAGGGTTTATTTGGAGAGTCTATTAAATGATTAAACAATTATATGAGTATTCATGTATAAGTATATTATACTTTAGGGATATATTATGTCCTCATTTATTAGTAGATATGTTATGTCTTTATTTATTTGTTGTTTATTGTTGTTGGTGATGTTTATGGAGCCTGAGTTTGTTAGGGTTTTGCCTGTTGATTATCAGCCTACAAATAGGAAGTATCCAAGAATAGTGATTCCTGTAGAGATAGAGTTTAGTGAAGACTTAACACAAGAAGAAATGGATTTTATTGCAAAGAATATTAAGTTGAAGAAAGAGTTTAAAGCTATTAGTAACCCAGATAATTTTATTTTCTGTCAATATGGAGAAGAACCTTTAATAATTTTAGATTTAAATGATAATCAAATTTTAACAACTCGTACAGTTATTGAACATTATGGAATAAAACGAGTTCAACAACAAGCCTCTATAATATTAAACTATTTGAAAAAGTATGGTTTAGTTAAGTTTAGAACTAGAACAATAAGTATGCATAAATTAGGCACGATAGAAGAAATGAAGGAACGAATAGAAGCATATGCTAGATTATGGAATAAAAATATTAAAATAATAGAGGGTTAAAGAATGGCTTATGATGAAAATATAGATTATGAAAAAGAGTTTGCTAAAACCCTTAAAGAAATACGTAAGAATAAACCTAAGAAAACAAGACAAGAAAGAGAGTTAGAAAAGTTTAATGAACAATTAAGTAGGTCAATAGAAAAGGATGGGTTAATAGAGCCTATAGTAATATGTAAATATGGAGTAATAACTGGAGAAAGTAGAATGCGACAGATTAAAGGATTACCACCTTTTACAAATGAATTGTATACTAAGGAAACGGCTGACAGGTTTGGTTTTATATGGAAGGATGTAGAGGATGAAGAACAATTTTGGAGGATGAAAATAACATGTGGATTGTTAAGAAAAGAAGGTAAGTTAAGAAAGGAAGTTTTACAGTTAGCACAGAGGTTAAGTTCTAGAATACCTATGAATGAAGTGGCTAATTATATTGTTAAACTAATGGATGGAATAGTTCATAAAAGACGAATCTACGAATATTTACCTAAGGAATATAAAACCAGTGCGCAACACGCACTACCTGAAGGCATGAATATTTTACAAAAACCAGAAACTGTTACTTTTAGCATACGGACAACTAGAAGTCAAAAAGAAAAGTTTTACGAGTTATGTAACAAGAAGGGATTACAAGTTAATGATGTAATTAAACACTTGATAGACGAGTGGATTAAAAAAATGACTAGTACCGTTACTACCTCTGAGGGTGGAACGATAGAACAAGAACCAGAAATGAAGGAACTTATAAATAAGTCTAAAGAATTGGTACAGCAACATCCAGTTGAAATAGAACATAAAGTTAAAGATGATTATTGTGGTGTATGTGGTAAATTTACTAGGTTTGAATGGGATAGTTTTAATCAACAACACGTTTGTGTAGAATGTAAAAATAAAGAACTGAGTAGAGTTAAACAGACTCCAGCTAAAGTAGAAATTAGACAGGTGGTAAAATAAATGGAAATTAAATATGAAGGTAAGAAAAGGGAATTATTTGAAAAGTTAAAGTCGTTAAGTACAACTGCAAACATGATAGCTGATACATATGAAAATCAACTAGTGAAAGAGAAAGCAGAAAAAGAATATAGAGATGTTTTAGAGGAGTATATTGAAACACCATACGTAGTTAATGGAACAGGTCAAGTATCGTTAAAATATAAAATATACTTTCTAAATGATGAAATAGAGTTTACACATGGAGAAACAAGCAAATACTCTAAAGATGGAAAACCTATACAAATAGAATACAGTGAAGAAGGTAAACCAGTTAAATTGAAATTTGCTACTCAAGACCCATATCTGCATAATACACCTTTACAAATAGAAGTACCATTAACAATTGATTTCAATATATATAATGATAAAATAAAAATCGTACCTAGAGAAGTAATTAAAGAAAAGGAAATAGTCAAATACATGCCTAAAGAAATAGAAGTACCTAATGTTTGTGTATGTGGAGCTAAACTTGATGATGCTTTACGATTTGTTTTTTGTAGAAATTGTGGTAGAGACCTATTTACAATAATGAAAGAAATAGAACAGAGAAAACTTAGCGAAAAATCAAATAATAAAAAGAATGGTAAGAGGTTTAAGTTTCTATGAGAAAACCTAAAGTGTTAAGACCAGAAAGTAGGGATTACGGAGAACTTACTTGTCCAAAATGTGGTAGCCATGCTATATTACGATTAGGTACAAGCAATGTTGTAGTTTGGGATTATCAAAATAAAGAGTACACCATAATTAAAGATGAAATAGGGAAAGATGGTATGATAAGCAATAGACAATTTAAAGCCACATTTGAATGTGGTAAATGTCATCATAGATGGAGTATTATAAGTGGAGTGTAACATGTTGAATAGTGAAAGAAAATGTATAGTATGTGGTACTCCAACATATAATTATAAGAAATGGTACTGTAGTTTAAAATGTAAAAGAAAAATGAAGAAGTTTAAAAGATTAAACAGACGTTACTTTAATGACAGAACTAAAAAATGGGAAATACTTAACGCTAATAGCCAGTAGGAAGTCAAAGGGGTCTACCTATTGGTTAGATGTAGAAACATACACCTTTAACTGAATGATAGGGCAATAATTCCAATATAGAGTATGCTGTCCCTAGATGAATGATGAAGAAAACTCCAATATGCTAACAATATGCTTAAAAGAGTTACATATTATTATAGAGTGAAACTGGAAGTGCAATTTTTAATTGTATATTTTTAATACGGGGGTATGTTTGACAGGTGTACAGTTGAACTTTAAGTACTAACTAGACTATGGTAATTTACAATACATGGAAATTACTGAGTCCTCATATAATATACTAACAAAAATCTACGTAGATTGCTTACAGAATGTTGCTTAATGGGAAAACATGTGTTTAGAACTGTAGGATATAAATTACATAGTTGAACTGTTAATACCACTAAAACTCCATATCAAAAACTCTAACATTCGCCATAAAATAATTGCCACTTGACAATTTTATACATTCACCAAATCTTAAACATTAACACATCATATAGCAATACATTCAAAACCCAATATAATACTAGTAGTATTTAGTGATGTAGTATGGATAAAGAAGCATGTTCAAATCCCACCCCCCGCACTTTTCAATGAAATTTTATCTGTAAATTTGTGCTGAAATAATTCTTTTACTGCTTCTTAGCGGGGCTTATTTTGTGCCAATGTTACCAGAGAGTCCCAGTTATGAAGAAATTGATGAAAGATGCTATTGCCGAAACTAATGCTGCTTTCTTCCAACTGAAGTTCTGAAGGAAATGTATTGCAACACAACTTAAGATTGCCATCCATATTTGGACAACCCACCCAAGATAATAAACAGCATAAAATGCTGGTGTTTGACCCCAATTTGCCCATATTAAGTTGTTTACCTCCTCTATTGTTGTTTGGTTTGAAGGCTGCAATGTCATGTTTGTGGATATAGGGTGAAGAGTTGAAACTAGAGATAGGCTTGCAATATAATAGACAATGGAAACAGAGAATACGTATCCTAAAACTATGAGCGAATCCTTCCAAGAAATTTTTCCCAGACGAAAAACCACTATCACCATGATAAATAATGCAGCATAAACGCCCCATTTGAAAAGAAAAACAAGTATCGAATCGATAATAGACACTGCAAGTAGACTCCCAACCATCTCTGTTTGAACTAAACTAATCTCTAAAC